TTCACCTTACTTAGAGAAAGATTAAACAAATGAGTGAACACACCGAACAGGTAGCACTGATCCAATGGTTTAGATTGCAACATAAAAAGTATGCTAAATGCTTATTCAGTATTCCCAATGGCGCACATCTCGCTGGTGATTCAAGATTGCGAGCAATCAAAATGAATAACATGAAAGCTGAAGGCCTTAAAGTTGGTGTCAGCGATTTATTCTTAATGATCCCCAAGTCTAACTGGCATGGCCTGTTTATTGAGATGAAAGTTAAAGGTGGTAAGCTCTCTGACAGCCAGAAAGAGTTTATGGGATTGGCAACTTTAATGGGCTATCAAGCTGTTGTATGCTATGGATTTGATGAAGCGAAAGATGCAATTACGGAATATTTAAAGTAAAAGTTATCCACAGATAATTAATAATATTTAAAAAGTTATCCACATTCTATCCACCGTTTAATGCACAAGATATCCACAAGACGGTAAGGCAAGTATATAGATGACTATGAAAGTGGCTCAAAACGCTTAAAAAGTGCCTTGGTGGGCATGAAAAAAGAGATAAAACATAGAAATCTGTGGATAAATAGCTTGCAAGGATTAAATATTTGAATTACATTAACCATATTCATGTGTGCGCATGACAAAATAGAAGCTCTTAGCTTCGGTTTTCAAGGACTAAATATCCACTTGCGCACACAAGGAGAACCGAGACTAAGAGCTTTTTTTCGTTCTCGTTACAGTAAAGTTGCGGGTTGCCTACGTGGTGCATACTGTAGATTGGCGTCAAGCAGAACTCAAGGCGCAAACGTGTGAGCGAAATAACTAGAGCGTGAGTGGGCTGAGTATCATCAGTTTAAGTCTGGTTAAGTTAAAGCCGATACAGGACTTTAATACCTATGCCGATACATGGCTCTGACGGTTATGCTTTGGGTAAAGATATTCTCTTGAGTGGGCGTAGCTTTACCTAAAACCTCCACATTCACCAACGGTTATAATATATAACTAGCATTTAAAGAGGTATAGAGATGGTGCAGTCAACATGGATTAAGTTATCTGATTACTGTATTAAGTCTGGTGATTATCTTATTGCTAAGTTTATAAACAATGGTGCAGTCAAATACGGACTAAGCTATAAAGATAAACATATAGATTATTTCAATACTGCCGATGAAGCAAAGGCACAAGCAAAATGATTAATAACTTCTCAGTCAGTCCTGCAAACCTACCCAATCTTATTGCTAAACTTAACCAGCTAGACCTATCACTTGGTTATGTTGTATCAGCTAAAGTAAAAAAACAAACACGATCCAACCAACAGAATGACCTGTACTGGAAGTTTGTTACAGAGTTCGGTCAACACTTTGGCTACGATAAAGACTTCACACACGATATGCTGCGCTATAAGTTTCTATTCAAGGTCGTTAACTTTGATGGTGAACAAGCTAAACAGCTACTCTCTACTACCAAGCAGAACACCAAGACCATGAGCGATTACATTGACAACTGCATGAGATATGGCGCAGAGAACGGGTTTGTGTTTAATGACCAAGGCTGAACGTCAGCACTATGACAAACTAAGTCAGATTGGATGTATTATTTGCAGACAGCCAGCAGAAATACATCATCTGCGTACAGGGATGGGATTGGGCATGAGAAATGATTATAATAATGCAATACCACTCTGTCCTAGCCACCACAGGATAGGCGGTTATGGAGTTGCCTACCATGCAGGTCGCTTACAGTTTGAAAAGAACTTCGGTACTGAGTTAGAACTATTAGAGAGAGTACATAAACTATTATGAATATTGCTCAAAAGATTAAAGAGGCTCTGGCCGTATGGACTAACTGGATGAGGTATCCTGATAACAGCCTAGGCTACCCACGATCCTCTGTTGGATTTATGACTGGTGGCCTACATTCATTTGATGACCTAGAAAAGACTGGTGATTTGTACACAGCCAAGTCAGTCAATGCCATCCTAAAAGGCTTACCACCACTACAGAAAGAGGCCGTAGACCATTTCCATCTAGGTGCTAAGATAACGCATCCATCACTAGAAAACGACTACGCTCATGCGCTCATCGGGCTAGAAATAGGATTACGCAAAAAAGGCATCATCTAGTAGTTGACACACAATCAATAAAAGAATAAATTAACACGCAAGGCGATTTGTCGTGCCTGTTAATAACGCAATTTTCATATAATTATTATGGAGCATGAGACCACTCTTATGTACATACATGACTACACAAGCTATATCCGATAACAATCTGAATAAAAAAGATAATCAAGGTCTTTCCCATACAGGGCAAGGAAACTCCTATGCAGACAAACGCAGACAAGAAAGACAGGAAACATTAAGAGAGTTTCTTCAAGGTCAAAAGTACATTGAGTTTATCCATCAGACACTAGATGCAACCATCACTAACGATGAACTACCTGTCATTAAGTTCAAGACAGAGACACGCTTAAAGCTACTCAATAAAGTTTTACCTGACCTCAAGGCAGTAGAGATGAGTAGTGACGAAAACAATCCATTAGCTATTAGATTAATAGAGAGAGTGATTGTTGATCCGTACAAGTAATGAAGCTACAAATATCTACACCACGGTGGGCAGTTCCACTATTAGGTGAGGCACGATACAAAGCAATATGGGGAGGTAGAGGCTCAGGCAAGTCTCATTTCTTTGGTGAGTACATCATTGAAAACCATATCGCCAAGCCAAACGAATCTACGGTATGTGTCCGAGAGATTCAAAAGTCTCTAGGTCAGTCTGTTAAACGGCTGCTAGAGCAGAAGATTGAAACAATGAACGCAGGTTGGTACTTTGATGTACAGGATGCAAAGATAAAGTCAAAGCAAGGCGATGGCATTATCATCTTCCAAGGTATGCAGAATCACACCGCTGACTCTATAAAATCTTTGGAAGGTTTTGACCGTGCTTGGGTAGAGGAGGCACAGACATTTTCTTCTTATTCGCTTGAGCTGTTACGGCCAACGATTCGTAAAGAGAAGTCAGAGATTCTATTTAGTTGGAATCCTAGGTACAAGACTGACCCAGTAGATTCATTGTTTAGAAAGAATCCACCACCTAACTCTGTGGTGATACAGGCCAACTGGTATGACAATCCGTGGTTTCCTGATGTACTACGCAGGGAGATGGACTTTGACTCTGCCAATGATCCTGATAGAGCTGACCATGTATGGAACGGTTCTTATGGTTCATCGCAAGGCGCAATCCTATCTCGCTTGGTTAACACGGCTCAACGAGAAGGCAGAATTAATAACGATGTAGTGTACGACAAGTTTGCACATCCAATTGAGGTGAGCGCAGACTTAGGCTTCAGAGATACAGCATCGTTCTGGTACTGGCAACGAGTACCTGGTGGCTTTAATGTACTGAAGTATGATGGTGATACAGGCTTAGATGCCGATGAGTGGATACCAAGGATTCAAGAGAATCTGATGGCTCTGGGCGGTAAGTTTGGTAAGATATGGCTACCGCACGATGCAAGGGCTAGGACATTCCAGTCAAGGCATACTACAATGGAGCGGTTCTTAGATGCGTTCGGTGCTAACAAGATTGATGTTGTACCTATCTCTAAGAAGCAAGACCAAATTAATGCTGCACGACTAGTCATACAGAGATGCTCATTTAATGAGACGTTATGTGAGGATGGACTAGATGGCCTCAGAGCGTGGGAGTATGTTTACGATGAGGTAAACAATACATTCAGCCGAGAGCCTAATCACAACTGGGCATCACATCCTAGCGATGCGTTTGCTTACGGTTGTCAGGTTATGCAAGACTTTATAATAAAAGAAACACCAAAAGAAATACCAATCACAGGACTTCGTATCGGTGAGACTGAGGTAACACTCAACGAGCTGTGGACTAAGACAACTAAATCAACTGGAAGGATTTAACATGGGCAATCAAGTACAAACAGGTGGCTACAAAGTTATCAGCGCAACTGGCAACGTCAGTCCTATTCGTGGTGACCTCATCGGCATTTGGGTATCGTCAGTATCTGGCTCACCTACCATCACCATCTATGACTCAGCGACAACGACAACTTCAACACCGATTGCTACCGTCTTTATTCCAGTAGCAGCAACCTACTACACAATTCCTGCCAGCTACATTAACGGCCTGTACATTGTGATTGGCGGTACTGTGTCTGCTACGGTAATGTTTGCATAATGGCTGAAACTCAAAAGAGGTACGATGTCCAACGCTATCTGGACATGATGACCACCTATGACCGTGAGTTCAAACGGTGGGAAGGTCGCTCAGAGAAGATTATCAAACGGTATCGTGACGAGCGTAATCAAACGACATCACAATCTCACTACAATATTCTGTGGGCTAACGTACAGACATTAAAGGCAGCTACATTCTCACGGATGCCAAAGCCTGATGTATCTCGCAGGTTCAAAGACAACGATCCAGTAGCAAGAGTCGCATCACTACTCATTGAACGAGCATTAGACTTTGAGATTACTCACTCTAATGACTTCCACTCTACATTGACGGCATCAGTCTATGACCGATTCTTAGGTGGCAGAGGTGTGGCATGGATACGCTACGAGCCAGTCATTGAGACTATGGAGCGCATGGAGTCAATCTCTGAGGATGACCTAGAATCAGAGTCTGAAGAAGAATACTTAAAGACAGAATCCACACCAGTAGACTATGTCCATTGGAAAGACTTCGGCCATGAGGTTGCACGGCAATGGGATGAGGTAACGGCAGTATGGCGCAAGGTCTACATGACTAGAGCTATGTTGCGTGAGCGTTTCCCAGAAGAAAAGTTTGGTGACTTGGCTGACAGGATTCCTCTAGACAGTTCACCAGATGACCAAAAGATAAAGCAGACTGAAGGTGTCGGCAAACGTGCATTGGTTGTTGAGCTGTGGGATAAAGAATCCAAGAAGGTATGTTGGATTAGTATGTCATTGGGTAAGACACTTGATGAGGTAGATGATCCATTAGAGTTGGAAGACTTCTGGCCATGTCCTAGACCGCTCTACGCTACGATTACTAACGAATCTTTAGTACCAGTACCCGACTACACATTGTACCAAGACCAAGCGAACGAGCTAGACGTACTCGCTGACCGCATTAAAGGCCTGATAGACGCATTAAAAGTGCGTGGTGTGTATGATGCCTCAACACCTGAGTTGGCTAGGCTGTTTACTGAAGGCGATAACAACGCTCTGATACCAATTAAGAATTTCTCTGCGTTTGCCGAGAAGCAAGGTTTAAGAGGCTCAGTTGACTTAGTAGACATCACACCGATTGCCAATGCGCTGAACAATGCTTACACGGCTATGGGTCAAGTTAAGCAACAAATCTATGACATTACGGGCATTTCTGACATTGTCCGTGGTGCATCTAACGCTAACGAGACTGCTACTGCTCAACAGATTAAAGGTCAGTACGCTACACTACGGCTTAAAGTATTCCAAGACGATGTGGCCATGTTCGCTAGTGAGATTCTGAAGATTAAGGCACAGATTATCTGCCAACACTTTCAGCCTGATACCATTCTGAAGATTGGTGGTGCTGAAAACCTATCAGACTCAGACAAACAGTTAATACCGCAAGCAATGCAGTTGATTAAAGACAATCCAACTCGCACGTTCCGCATTGAGGTGGCTACTGACTCTATGTTGTACATGGATGAGCAACAAGAGAAGGCTGACCGTGTAGAGTTTATGACTGCATCATCTGGCTTCATTGAGAAGGCAGTTCAAGCAGCACAGGTTGCACCAGACTTAGTACCATTGATGATGGACTTGCTGAAGTTCGGTGTCACAGGCTTTAGGGTAGGCAGAACATTGGAAGGTGAGTTTGATAATCTTGCAGACAAGATGAAGCAAGAGCAAGCTCAGAAGTTAGCCAATCCAACTCCACCACCACCAACACCAGAGCAAGTTAAGGCTCAAGCTGACCAACAAAAGGCTGCGATGGATCAACAGATGAAGCAGATGGAAATGCAAGCAGAGGCTAGTCGTGAGGCACAGCGTCTGGAGTTTGATAAGTGGAAAACTGAGA